TTGGGGGGACTGGGGCTCCCATTCGTTGCCTTTATAAATCCTTGCAAGCCAATTAACAGGTTGGTGAGGGGCTTGGGTGAAAAGGTGCTTAAGACTCCGTGTAAGCAAAAGCCAGAGCTGTGTAAAAATGAGGAGAAAGTCAAGATATTGCCCGCTGGGGGTGAGGAAAAGTGAGTGGAGGAGGGAAGCTCCCTGTAGACCCAAGCGAGATAAAGCAGATGCCTGAAGAGCAGCTACAGATGGGTATGAGCCTCCTAGAGCAGTTCCTGAAGGAGATAAAGGTTAAGGTGGAGCCGGACGACAAGGGAGTAAAGAGGATTGTCGTTGTTAGCTGGTATTATGAGATGCCAGACGAGGAAATGGCAAAGATTTTCGCTAAGAGTATAGCGGAGAGCCTCAGGTCATAATCCTCCTTCCAACCCCTTTCTTTAAGGTGGTATTATGGGTAGGATTACTGTTGAGGAAGAGAGTGAGGTAAAGAAGGCTGCAAAGCGGGAGTCTAGCAAGGAAGCATTAGACGTTGGGAGGCCTCTAGGCCCATTAAAAAAAGCGTATCCTGAGGCGTTTGAGAAGCTTACAGCCCTGGAGCACGCTACAGGGAAGAAGAAGATAGAGATAATGGCTGAAGCAATAGAGTTCTATGCGGAACACGCCTTATTGGGGGAGGCTTTCAAGCGGATTAGGAATCTAGACCCGGATGATATTGAGGCTATATGGATAGTGTTCAACTATTTCGAGATGAAGGCGTGGAAGAGGCAGATGTTCATGGCTAAGGAGCTGATACAGGGAACAATAGGAGAGGTCCTCAGGTGGAGGGAGGAGATTTATTCCGAGGCTTGGGAGCAGGCTAGGCAGTATTACGAGGAGAGGATTAGGAGGATGCAGCAGAGGGGAGACGATGCTAGGAGGAGGAGGGTGGAGGAGATAACAGAGAAGATTCTAGCGAGGCTTGAGCCTTTAGTTGAAGCAATGGTGGAGCAGATGCTTGCTCCAACTATGAAGGCAGCAGGGGTTAAAAAGAGGCCTATGGAGAATGTTAAAGTTACGGTAGAGGGCCTTGAGGATTAGAATTGTAACTGAGGATTATGTTGCAATCATTTCTGTTAGAAGGGCAGCTTACCTCTATCCTCTTCTCCACTGTTTTGACTACAGGGACCCTAGGAGGTGTGTGATTGAGACTCTGAAGAGAAGAGGATATACTGTCAAACACGGTTATGTTGATGAGCTAGGGGAGGTAATCGAGACTGAGAGGCATAAGATAGTTATTCAATATAATGAAAGAAAGGGTGATTGAGGATTGGTGAGGGGTGTGGCTAGAGAAAGAGAAGCGGGGTTTGAAAGGGTAATAGGGCTTGTTCTCACGCTTCCCCTAGTGCTTGTGATGACATGGCTCATATTCAATGCAGCGGTAGCATTCGCTCAGCGAAAGGAGGAGACAGTTCAGGCTGGGTTGAAGGCAATAGAGACGTATAATGAGAGCACTGCTGTTGAGATACCTGAGGGCCCGATTGATTATCCTGTTGCCGTATTCGAGCCGGTTAATGGTGCTAGTCATTTCTCATACATTGAGGGCATAAAGATTGAGGACCTGAACCCAGGAGGATTTGATAGGATTATGGTTGCTGTAGAGGCGGAGCTGGGAAGCGGGGCAAGGGCAACTATAGTTCCGCCTACAGAGATAGCTGGGCCTGACACGCTTAGGTGGGTCCTTGACAGCGTCCCAACGGGTGATACTATAAAGAAGGTCCTCGTGTATATCTGGGGAGAGACGTTTAGAGCAGACCAGACCGCAACTGCAACGATAAGGGTAACTGGGCTCCAGGCGAGGGTAACTTAATAATAAATGGAGCATGATGTAACGATTGGTGAGAGCGAAGTGCCGGTTTGGGAAAGCACGTTAAAGGGTCTTGCAATCCCCAAGGTCTTCAACGAGCAAAGGACTGGAAACATTAACTTCACGGGGAGCGGGACCCAGGATATCGAAACATTTGCTCCAGCGAATGGGTTTGCCTATGTTGAGGGTGTTTATCTCAACTTGCAGAACCCAGGTACAGATGCTGTAACTGTTGATGTTGTTGCAGTCTATGATGATGCAACGGAAACAGTACTTGCATCCGTTAACCTCTCTGCTGGAGGAGCATTTGAAGACTGGCTAAGGTGGGCTTACGACGCTAAGACGAATGGGAAGACTGTAAAGCAACTCAAGATAAGGGCAACTGCTGCTAGCAGCAATTCAGCTCTCAACTACACTGTCAGGGTTACTGGGACAGCACTCTAGGTGAGTTGAATGCCATTCTGGCAATCAGAGATTATCAAGGTTATAGTCAAGTACAAGGAGCCAGCAACAATAGAAAATGAGAAGGTTGAACGAGGGATACTAGAGACTGGTAACATTAGCTGGAGCTCGGGGGCCATAAACGAGTTCTTACTACTTCTTAACCCAAAGGGAGTTATGGATGTAGATTCGAAGAAGCAGCCAACACCATTTATGAATTCCGGAGGCAGGCCAACTGGGAACCACTTTAACTTAAACGCAAAGGCATCATATGAACACATTCCTCTTATTACATTCTCTGTCGAGGCTGCATAAGATTATTAATAAAAGGAGCCTCTCATAATCTGTGGTGCTTTGTCATGAGCTTTAATGTCCCTACCGAGGCTGTCTCGAAAGCTAGCCTGGACGACCCCAATTGGGGGACAGGGGCCCATGAAATATTGATAAGCAAAGATTCACTTACTGAACTAGTTGAGAAAGGCACGGCTTAGGGGGTGGTATGATGCCTCTATACAAGATTGAGGTGGGGAAAAGTAGCATAAAGGGTATTGTTGATGTTAATGGCGGTGTTAGAAGGAATCTCCAGCTTAGGCAGTTCTGGTCTCTCTTAACATCAATATTGCTTGACACGTCAGTAGCTCTCAGGGATACTGGAGGTTCTCAATATTCTGTTAACTATGGGAGTTCAAACCCGGACCTGGATGCTAGGATTGTGTTGGGCCAGGGAACGGACCCTCCTTCGTTTGGGCAGTATAACCTTGTGCAGTACTCGAAGGAGCTGCCTACAAACAAGGTTGTATCTGATGTCTCAGGTACTCCTCCATACACGAGGGTAACTCTTTCAACTACTGCTGACATAGATGCACAGGAGCTCGGGATTAGGCAGGATATAAGATACTATTACCTGCTTACTAGGACTGTTCAGCAAGTAGCAATAGGAGACGTTCTGAACTATCATTTAGAGTTTAAGCAGCCCTGGCTGAAGAACTTTGCTTTATTCTGGTTTGGTAAGCTGAATAAGAGCAATGTTGATGGGGTATTGGATGTTACTGGAGCTAGTAGGACGTTGAGGACGGCTGGGGATACAACTGCTGGAACTATGAGGCTGCTAATAAGCGAGGATATTATAACGTGGAGCCCTACACTATATTCAATACCAAATGCGGTAGAGCTGACTGATTATCATTGGACCTTCTGGAGCAATGACAACTATGTTGTGCTAGTGTATCTTGCTAGCATAATACCGGCAGTAACTATGACGGTGAACACTATCGGGATAGTTCAGAGACTGTATGACTCGGGTGGGAACCAGTTTGATGCTCTCCTAGCTGCTTTGGACATATCATCCAGCCCATTGACCTTAGAAGCAAACAAGCACAACTTCATAATGCTGAAATTCGTGTTCCACTAGCTCGGCTAAACCCTTATCATAACTTTTTTGCTCTTACCTATTCTAGGGGTGCATATGAAGAGCGTTACGGCAGACCTTCCTTACCCCTACAAGTATGCTCATTGGCTCTGTGTATCTATGAGAGCTAAGAGTATGAGTTATGAGGACAGGCTGGAGGCAGCCAGACAATGTTTAGCTGAGGGTAAGACGATAGGAATAGTAAACCTGTTTGGGCTCAAGCAGCCGTTGGACAGTCAGGGTTACAGGTACAGGTTTGACGGGGTTGCTTCAGTTGTTAGGAGGGATTCTAGGGTAGAGGTTGTTACTGAGAGGAGAGAGCGGGTTCCAGAGACGGTTTGGGAGAGGCTTGGTATGAGTGAGGAGCAGTACAGGCTGGGCATGAACTACTATAAAACTACTGCAAAAGAGCTGGCTGGAATATTTGATGTAAGCCTTGAGGAAGAGATTGAGAAGCTGTATAATAAGGCTTATGGGAGGATGACTCCTGAAGAGTTTGGAATAGAGCTTGCAAGGATGATTAAGGACAGGCTTTTACAGCTTGTAAGAGAAGCTAGGAGGATGCAGGATGTTTTGAGAATGCTTGAGGAGAGGTATGGCATTAGGCTAGGCATAGAGGAGCCAACCGAGTTCATAAGGATTGTGGAGGAGGCTAGCCCTAGCAGCGTTATATCAATCCTATTCAAGGAGAACATCTACCAGATTGTCAGGTGGTATAACAGGTTGAAGCGTGTTACAGAGCATGTCGAAGTTATAGAGAAGGCTGAGGAGTCTCTGAGGACAGGGAAGCTGCTAGTATCAGAGGAGGAGCTGAAAAGCTGCTTGAGGGCCTCCCAGAGCTAAGGGCAAGGTATGAGAGGCTATTACAGCAGTTTAAGGGAGGGCATACAGGTTTGAGATTCCAGGCTATGCTGTCGAGGACTTGAATCATGTCTTTAGTATTAGTGGTGGGGATGTGTTTATAGTTCCATCTAGCTATGAAGTAGCATTTGTAACTCTCAACCCTGAATATACTGTAGCACTTGCCCTCTACCTCGACGTGAAGGTCGAGGGAACACCATTCCCCGTGAAGATTAGTAATGAGATAGTGCTAGAGCCGGGAGAGGTGGAGGTTAGGGAGAAGGCTGGGGTAGTAGAGGTTGTAGTAGCAGGAAGGAAGTACAGTGGTGCTCTGGCAAATCCAGAAGAGATACTGATGCCAGCGAAATTTGAAACAGTAGACATGCTCACAATTAGAGTTGATGTTGATGTGTTGAGGCTCATGAGGGACGTTAATACTGTAGCTTTATCGCTTGATGAGGATGTAGGCCTTGCTGAAGGAGACAACTGGGCTGTCATCGAGTTTGACAAGGATGGCAAGTTTGAGGCCGAGGCAGTGTTTCACGGTCGCTGGATAAGGCAGGCAGTACCTCCGAGCGTGTTTAGGGCGAGGAAGGATACAGTAACTATGAGGATTGCAAGGGATAGGCCTGTTATAGTTGAGGGTTATACTAGAGCTGGGCAACGGTTTGTTGCTGCAATAGGGCAATCTGTCGAGTCCCCAGGAATCCCATCAAGGTTCATATATCTTGAGCCAGAGTACATGAGGCCTAGTGAGCTCCTAGGCGTGCTTGAACTTGCATTTGATGTGGTGCTAGACTATTATAGCATATATGGAGTATTTACGCATTATGATTTCTTCAGTATAGGGCTCTCTAAAGGGGCTTCAGGAAGGTACAGGTTGAGGCATAGCTTGCATGTGCCCAGGCCTATTAAGAGGGCAGTTGATATTGCAGGGGGGCTTCAAGCAGCACCGAGAGACGGTGTTTTAGACGTTAATGGAGCCTTGCTAGAAGAGGTTGAGGAGCTACCTCGGGACATAGCAGAGGCAAAGGCTAGAGTAGAGGAGTATCAAATAGTTGAGGTATTCAACGTTAGAACGAAAGTGGATAGAGCTGAAATCAGGGATGGGGAGTTAATACTGTACAAGGGGAGGAGCGAGGTTCTAAGGATAAGCGTGCCTATATCAGGGGACTTTAGATTCGATAGCGAGCTGATACGGTACTTCACTCCAGGGGGGATAACGTTGATGGAGAGGGATGGGGAAGTTGCGTTGAGGTTTGAGAAGAGCTATAACACATGGCTATTCGTGGAGGGGGTGAGATAATGAACATAACTATGGAGGACATACAAAGGTTTATGGTTGGCTCGATAGGGATAGCTCTGATAGTTGCTATGGCAACGTTCATGAGAGAGGCTTTACTAGGTGATGAGCAGCCAAAGAAAACAGTTAGGGTTGTCCCTGGGGATGCTGCTTCTGCAATCCACGAGGTCCTAAGCACTAATGGCTATGTTTACATTGCAGTTGGGGAGGGGTGCAGCTACTGTCCAATAGCGTATTCAATGGTTGAGCTTGCTGGGATTCCAGTGAGAAAGATAGTTGATATAAGGAACCTTAGAGACGAGGATGAAGTATGGAAGTTTGCAAGGACAGTTGGCATATCATCTGCTCCAGCACTTCTTCTTGTCGAGGATGGCAGGGTTGTAAGGGTTATAGAGTTCTCTGGGGATGTTGAAAAGGATAGGGAGGAGATTAAACGTGAGAAAGCTTATCTTGGGGCTGCATTCTAAAGGTGGCAGGGTTTCGTTCAGCGATTTCATTGAGATTGTAAAGAAGGAGAGGGCTTTTGCCCTGATATCAGGCCCTAACTGTAGGGAGTGTAGTGTGTTGAAGCACTTGCTGAAGGAGAGTGGTGCTGAGAGGTTCATAAAATACGAGCTTGAGATACCGGTTGATGATGAGGCTATTGAAGCTGCTCAGAAGGCGGGCATAATGCATATCCCGATAATAGTTGACTGCTTCAGGGAGTGTGATATGATTATTGATGTGGACCCTTATAGGCAGTTTGAAGAGCTTGTTAGGAGGCTTGTTGGCTACGGTTTAGCAGAGGTTAGGGAAGAGAAGGAGTTATAATAAAAGCAACTGACTTTAGCTTGTGGTAGAGAGTGGGTGAGAATATGGCGAGCCCAGTAGACCTTGCGGCATTGTTTGGGCAGCTAGTGGGGATTCTGCCCTGGATAATGGTAATCGCATTACTGCCGGTCTTGATAAAGAGCATAGTAGAGGCGATAAGGGAGTTCAGGGCTTAGGGGGTGAGGAGTGATGGCTAGTCCGTTCGACCTAAGTCAGATATTCCAGATGATAGTGCCAATAATGATGATACTCTTCGTGGTAATGCTTGTAAGCGTGCTCTTCAGGAGCCTCAGAGGAGCCTTCACAGCATAACACTAGCAGCACTAACGAGGCAGCCAAGCATATATCCAATCAAAGCATCTTTTTAACCCAGGGGCAGAGATGACTGAAGACTGCAAAGTAGGGGTTAGATGTCCTGTCTGCAATACAGTATTCTTCATTGATAGGATGGCTCTTGCCCAAGGAGAGATAAAGTGCCCACATTGTGGGGCTTCTCTGGTATTAGTTCCTAAAGACCCAACGCTCTTAGCTCAAATGGCATTGTACAAGGAGCTCAGCTTAATATTAAAGAAAGTTGAGAGAATGCTCGGTGGGGACTAGCAATGACGAGCCAGATAAAGGAGCTGGAGAGGAGGGTTTCGAAGCTGGAAGATAAAGTGAATGATTTGGAGGTTGCTGTTGGGGACTTGAAGGTTGCTATTGGAAGGCTTGAGGCAAAGATAGACACCCTTGTTCAGCAAAATAAGGAGCTAGTATCAATTATAAAGTCGAGGAATACTGGCTCCCTCACGGTTTTATTAATAAAATATGTCGTGTTCCCTCTTATTGTCATTCTAGGGGGGTTGATTGGGCTCAAGCTCACACTTCCTTAAACAAATCATAAAGAAATGGTGGAGCTATGTTGGGAGGAATCCCCTGAAGAACTTGAGGAAGAGGCTTATACTGTGGTATGTTACCCTTGTTTTTTTGATATTAGCCGATGAATACGTTAAGGAGGGCTATATCCTGAGGCCTCGGGACTTCCTTATTCCATTTACGCATGAAAACCTTCTTCTCGTTTTAACCCTAGCTTTTATAATTGCTTACTGGAAGCTCCTGGGTGGGAGGGATGATAGGGATAATAGCTGATACTTGGGGGATTTCGTTTAGGAGGGTGGCTTTCCTCACTGAGATGGGTCTTAGAAGGATTGGCTATGTTTCTAGGGTCTATGAGGTTAGGTCTCCAACGATATTATGGGGGTCTTTTGCGAGGATTATAATCGTGGGGGATACGGCTCTCCTCCTTAAGATGGGTTCACACGAGGTGTGGGCACCTTATTCAGAGCAGAGGGTTTGGTGGGCAGACACCCCCCTTGAGTATGGCTCGATTGTTACTAGGAGGATGGTTGATTTTCTCAATGCAAATTATAGGGTTGCAGCGGTAAGCGAGTACAACGCTAGGCAGTATAGGGAGCTGGGTGTTAAGGTTCACGGACTAATACCGAGGCCTGTTGATATCGGGGCAATAGCTAGGGCTGACAGGACCGTTTGGAGGAGGAAGTTTGGAGGAGAGTATATCTTAACGATAGGGAGCGATACGATATTGTTAAGAGACAGATATCCAAGGAAGGGGCTTGACATATGCGATGCTGCCATAGGGCTAATTAAGGGAGAGCTTAAGAAGAGGGGGATAAGGACGGTTGCAGTTACTAACTGGAACATGATGAACTTCGATTACGTGCTACAGGCTGGTAGTCTATCAGATGAGGAGATATACTCCTTAATAGTCGGGGCCAAACTGTTTATCTGGTGTAGCAGAAGAGAAGGATTCGGAATGCCACCCCTTGAGGCTATGGCTGCTGGGGTTCCGATTGTCTACTCGGACGCTCCAGCACACAACGAGTTCCTTGTTGGCTATAAGGTGCCTCCAAGAGCTGAGCTCGAAGTAACACATAGGGAATCGGGGCTTCCAATGATTGTTTACGACTTCTCAGCTAAACACTTCGCTGATACAATCCTTTATGCTCTAGAGGATATTGAGAATGACATGCATCTTGCCTATGTCGAGGAGGGTCTTGAGAGAGCGAAATACTTTGACGTTAGAAACGTTGCACAAATGTTAATTGAAATATAGGGTATTATGGGGTGTGGGTGGTAGCATGGATGTAGCAGAGGAGATAATAAGGAGGTTTCTGAACATAGTGATTACTATTGTCGTCTTGACAATGGCTCTCTTCATGTTCCAACCGCTCTTAGAGCGACTGGGGGTTGCTGGAGAGCTAATGACAAGGGCAATAGTGTCAGCAGCGACAGGGTAACGTTATAATTAATGGAGAATGTATTCTTGAGAGGAGGGGGGTGCATGGCATGAATAGTGTTTCTGCTGATAAGGTGGAGAAAGCAACGAAGGTTCTTCCGGCATCTGAGGAGAGTGCTCCCGGGAGGTGAGTGGGATGGGGTGGAAGCAGTACCTTAGCATAACTTTCCCAGATTGCGATAGCTCGTGGGGTGATTTGCAGCCTATCAGGATAATCTTCCCTGATAGGGAGGTTTGTACTCGTGGAGTCCTTACAGATAGTAGCAATGTCTACAGGGAGAGCCCGAAAAACGTAATGTATGGAGCATCGAAAGTGAGGATTAGAGTCAAGTATTATGTCATTTTCGAAGCTGGGCAATACGGGAACGTTGCAATTTATATTAGTACATGGGAGAACGATACTAGGAAGAAGTTTAATGGGCAGTATGAGCTAGTGGGCATTCTTCACTCACTCGATAGTCCCAGGTCTTACAACGTTATAGAGGAGAGAGAGGCGGTGTTTGAGTTTGAAGGAGCAACGATGAGGATATATGTTGATGGGCAAGAGCTAGCAAGCTACACTATTGATGCTCCGCTCACCCACTTCAGCCTATGTGCTGCTACTAAGGAGCTATACGGCTCTACAGGAAGAGCTGGAGTTGCAATTGAACAAGTTGTTGGAGAATATTACGACCAGTTTGAGGATATGATTGCTCAGTTCATGAGCATATTCAACGTAATGATACCGATGATGTTCATAATTATGATGTTGCCTATGGTGATTAGCCTATTCAGAGGGATATTTGCAGAGCCTGGGGGTGGTAGGCGTGGCCAGGCTTGAGTCTGCTCTAGAGGTTGCAGCTCCTGCTGCTGCTAGGGCTGCTCGGGGGGCTGCCGAGTTTGTTGCAGCAGAGGAGTTCCCAAGGCTAGTGAGGAACATTATACTAGTGAGCATGATGGGAGCAATGGGCTATATGATACTGAGAACGTTCCAGGGGGTATCCCCGGCTGTAAGCGAGTCTATAGAGCAGCTTCAGCCTGTAATAGCTACAACAATAGCTGTCGTTGTTCCTATGATGGTAATAGTCTTCGTGCTTGCAGTGATTAGAGCTATTGTTAGGATAATTGCGGGGTGAGAAAATGGCATTTATAGCTGGGATAGGGCTTGGAACTCTTTTATCAATACTTGCAAGGCTAGTCCTGGTAATAGGCGGGGCCATATCGGTATATTACATCTATAGGACGTTTAGCACAACGTTCCAGGGAGTGGAGCAGGCAGCACCAATAGCTGGGGGGGCTCTAGCAGTTATGGCTGCATTCTTCATGATGTTCCCAATATTCATGATAATGTTCATGATGATGACGCTAATGATAAGTCTGGTGAGGGTGTTTGACTAATGACAGATTGAAGGAGGCGATATACTGGGTTCACACTATTTTCATGTCATTCTTCACTATGGCGGTAACGACGATGGCAATCGAGAAGACGCTTGCAATAATAAGGGAGAGAAGGTGGGTGTACACATACGAGCTTTATAATGAAAAAGAGGGATAGATTATAGGGACTGAGAGGGGGTAAGGATGCCAAGAAAAGAGGTTGTAGCACATATCCTGGAGAAGCGGAGGAGCGAGCTCTTATCTAAGCCCAACGTTGTAGGCTATTCTAACGTTATTCAGAAGAGGATTAGGAGGGGCAGGGTAGTTGATGAGCCCGTTATACGTGTTTACGTGAAGAAGAAGCTCCCGAGGAACCTGCTGCGGCCTCAGGACTTGGTGCCAGAAGAGGTTGAGGGAATCAGGACGGATGTCGTTGAGATAGGGGAGGTAGAGGCATGGGCTTTACTGCAGCCTAGAGCTGCAGCTTCTCCACTCTATACTGGGAGATACAGGCCTGTGATAGCTGGGGTTTCGATAGGGCATTATCAGATAACTGCAGGGACCCTTGGATGGTATGTCAAAGCTCCTAATGCAGAGATACTATTTGCTAGTAATGCTCATGTATTCACACCTAATGCATCAGGGCAGGAGGGGCAGTATGAGGGAGACCCCATCCTCCAGCCTGGACCATACGACGGTGGCAGAAACCCAGATGACAAAGTGGCAGAGTATGTTTGGCATAAGAGAGTAGTGCCTGAAGGCGAGGGAGGCATCAATCACATTGACTTTGCGGTTGCAAGACCAGTTGTTGACTACCTTGTTAGAAACTATCACGGTACTCAACCCGTTCACGCTATTGGCCTACTATTCGCTGGGAGTAGCTCGATAACAGTTGTCTGCAAATGTAAGCACATCTATAATGAGGGCTATAGGTTCATAGATTTCACGGGAGCTGAGATGAAGTGTGTAGACCCCCTCGATGATGAGGTAACGTTGAGTGCAACGAAGGAGGGAAGGACAACGGGATATCACGGAAACATTATAACTGACGAGAGTGCTGCTGTCAGGGTTAATTATGGAGGCTTTACAGCGTATTTCGAGGATGTGATATTCTTTAGAAACCCCTTCGGGCAACCCGGGGACTCGGGTTCATTTGTCTTTATCCCAGATGCATCATTTGACTGAGTGGGGTGAGAGGAGTGGGCTTGCAGCTTATTGAGCCACAGGATGGCAAGATTAATGCAAACTTTAAGGAGATATTCAACATCATTGTTAGGCCCACAACTAGCTATGATAAGATAGTGCTCCGTGATAAGGACAGCAAACGTGTTATCACTGAGACTAGAAACCCCCCGGTAAACGAGGATTTACCTTTCACGGTAGCGGCATGGAATGGTGGTACATGGGAGATAGTTGGCATAGTAAGTAATAGTGAGACTGATAAGCTGGAGGTTCAGGTTAACGTTAGCAGTCCCTTTCCTCCACCGTCTCCTCCGCCTAGCAATATTAATGCTCAACTGGCTCTGTCAGTTTACACGATTAGCCAGATAACTATGGTTACTGCATTTGTGCTCGCTCTCACAAGGGTATTACGCTTGATAATGAAGAGGGTTGTTAGAAAGCTGGGATAACCCTTTAAAACCAAGGATGACAATAGTAGATGGTTGGTGAAGGCGGGTGCCTCACCCAAAGAGGGTTGTTGTTGAGGATAATCTTAGTGAGTTGCAGAAGGCCATAATGGAGCTGCACTCTCAGGGCTTCAACAGGATAGAGCTTCATTTTCATGGTAGCAAGAGGCACGCTAGGGAGGGCATAAAGCCCGATTTCGTGCTTGTCAGGGCTTTCAGAGAGTGAGAACATGGGGGACCCCTATAAGGTGATGGATGACGAGAAGACTATAGGAGGCTACTTTGTCAGCGGAAGCAATGTACTATGCAGACATGATAGTAAAGCGTTCAAGCTTCATAGCGATTCTAGCGGAGAAGGCTGGACGCCCCCATTGACACGATGATTCGGGAGATAAGGGCAGTAGAGATGCTCGGGAAAGCGATAGCGACGGCAGCAGCAAACGCTGCAAAGAGGCTTGAGGAGCTGAAGCAGGTAAGGGAGGCGGAAGGGTGAGGCGTGATGGTGAAGACGGTAAAGGTTCCGGATGAGCTCTATGAGAAGCTAAAGGAGATGGCAGACTCCCAGGGCAAGGCAATACATGAGGTAATCTCAGGCCTCCTGGAGAGGATAGAGGTTGGGGAGGTTCAAATCAAGCTCCCAAAGCCAAAATTCATACCATTGAGGTATCCTGCATATTGTGTGTTAGGGAACCATAAGATTGACCCTGAGGAATACAGGAAGAATACTGGAAGAATACCATATGCTCTTTGGTTCCCAGAGCTAGGTGGAGTAATATGCATTGATTGTTTGATAAAAGAGGTATTCACAAAGGAGGAGCAAGCGAAGGTTTTGACAAAACTTGAAGTAGAGATTAGGAAGCTTAGAGCAATCAAGAGACAGCTTAACAAGGAAGTAGAGGAGCTTGCAATGCAGTATAGCGTTGCAGAGATATTTGCAAGGCTAGACTCGATTATTAATGAGATAAACGAAGCACTGAAGCTTGTAAGGAGCCTCGAAGACTATATTTGGTGTAAGGAGGAGGAGTGTGAGGAGAAGAAGAAGGTTGTTCTTGAGGCTATGGAGAAGATTGATGGCATAAAAGAGCAACTAGAAAAGCTGGAGCTACCCGAGAGTTGGGCTAAGAAGCTGATAAAGAAGGCTGCTTCAGAGTCATATACATCAACATCATATAGCAGCTACAGGAGGAGAAGGTGGGGGTCGATGGGATGGAAGCGGTTGAAAGAAAGAGCTATCAAGTCGAGGGTTATCAAAACGACGCATCGCCTTGTAGACGGCTCTTTGAAAGAGTACCAGCGAATCAACTACTACTTCCAGATGTACTTCTCGATTCCAGAGTGGTGGTTGAAAGAGGAGACGAAGCGTTACGAGATACTGCAAGTAGAGAAGGCGAGAAGCTTCTTAGTGCTACCCCAGGATATTACTCTGGAGGAGTTGGAGTCGTTGAGGAGAGAGATATCGAGCCTGATAAGAAAGGCGAGGAGAGGCAAACAGATATTTGCGACCAATGCGAGGAAGCGAAAAGAATCTGCAAGGGGAGGATGAAGCTAACGAGATTTTGCCTTGATGCTAAGGAGTATTGCATTGCGGTTGGGTGTGGATGGGATGAAGGTTAGGGACTTCTGGAGGAGATACCTCGAAGCAGACGACGTTGAGAGGCTTGACTTGATTAAGGGGTTGCTAGAGAGGCATATCCACGCATGCTATACAATATACAAGGATAATAGAGTTCTTGGAGTTCATTGTCTAGTATCAATTGTGAACTCGTTTTTCCTTGATTTGATTAGGGTGCTCGGGGAGGAGAGAGATGGGCTGCGTGAGGAGTAGAGTTCTCTGGGGAGATGTTTATGATAAGCTCTTTCATGTTGTTGAGGAGGCTGCTAGAAAGGGCAGGGTTGATATCGTTAAAGAGGCAAGGAAGCTGATTAAGGATTTGGAAATGTGGGACCCAAGTGAGGAGGTCTGCTATGACGAATTCTATAGTAGGATATCACGTCTGAAGGCGATGTTGAGGGTGAGAAAATGAAAGTATCAACAGTGTTTAGAGTGTTTGTAACTGTCATTGCATTAATCCTATTTGCTTTCAGCATTCTCTACATCCCACCAGAATTTCTTTCGAATGATATATTTGCTGCAACACTATTTCTTTCGCTCTTCATGCTATTACTAATCGTTGTACTTCTCATATGGACCTCTCCAGCCCTCGATTAGGGTTTTGGCACATACAGACTAAGTAGTAAGGTTTATTACCCCCCGTGCCAAAACTGGTAGGGTGGAGGGATGCGGGATGCCCAGGCCCTCTATCCAGAATGTCCTCGATTTAAGGCGGGATGAGGTCCTTGAGCTCCTTGGTCGAGGCATCCCAGCGGAGGATGTAGCGAAGAAATTCGGGGTATCAAGGAGGACGCTATACCGCTGGCTAGAGCGTCAAGGCCTCACTGTTCAGAAAATCAGGGAGGAGTACCAGAAGCTGAAGGAGGAGCGTGAAAGGCGGAAGAGGGAGAGGCTAGCAGCTATTGGTGAGATACCGGAGGACTTCGAGAAGTTTGTTGAAATCGAGGAGGTAAGAAAGTTCCTTGACTGGCTCAAAGCAAGGAGGGTAACAACAGCAGTAGACATCGTGAGAACCCTACACAGGGTATGCCTAGACCTTGGTATCCACCCGATGCTACTGCTTGAGGATGAGGGGAAGGAGAAGCTGACGAGCCTCCTAGCCAAGTACAATGAAATGTATAAGAAGTGGACTGTGGAGAGCATTAAGGCCAATCTCAGGCTGTGGTACAAGTTCAACGAGAAGATGCCCCCCGCTATATTGAGCCTCGAAGCCTACAAGTCCAACATGGCTCACCTAGCGTGGTTCAACGTTAGCGATAGAGCCGTAATCCTTGAGACAGCCTTCCGCTTACTCGACAAGGAGCAGTTTGACAAGGTTAGAGCAGCTTTATTGTTCCTATTCTATACTGGGTCGAGGGCTGAAGCCCTGACTAACGTGAGGTTTGAGGCTCGTGAGGTTCAAGTTGATGGTAAGAGGATTACAGCGATAATAGCAATCACGAGGGAGAAGGGTAGGCACGGGAAAAAGCAGTGGGAGAAGCCTCTCCATCCAGTCATCTATGAAAAGTACATCAAGGGCAGGCTGCCATTCTCCCAGGCGGAGCTCAAGTGGTTGAGGAGGGTCCTCAAAGCGATATACAGAGAAGCTCTGAAGGGGCAGGAGAGCAGCGTGAAATATGAGTATGCTATGAAACACGTCATTCATATCTGGAGACACACGGCAGCAATGAGCATGTTGCATGCGACGGACTGGAACGTTGGACTTGTTGCTGAGATTCTTGGGTGGGAGAGCCCCGATATTCTCCTCAAAATTTACGGCAGGATGCCTCCAGAGTGGAAGATTGCCCAGGCGTTGGGTGTAACTGTCGAGAGGCCTCCGTTCAGGTTTGTTTACGGGAATGAAGAAGAGAGGCTCAAGGAGCTTAGAATTCTGGAGCTCCCTTAACCTCTTCGTACAGCAAGAAGAGGCAAACCCTTTTTATAGTTATGCCCCTTCAAGATTTTTAGTGGTGAGACCATATGGAGCTTGTTGATGAAATCAGATGGTTGAGGGAGGCTTTGCAGGACCTCGAAGACAGGGTTATTAATTGGGTGTCAAGACCCAGGGTTTACACGAGTCTCAGGGAAGCGTTTGAGCACACTGCAACCGATATTATGCTTGCTAGGACGCTTTTGGATATAGCAGCTTACAGGGAGGAGCTAGCACGGATAGAGAGGGTGGTGAAGGATGCATGGGGTTGATGTTGAGAAGAGGATTTCCGAGCTGCTTGACGAATTTCAGCTATTCACCCCTCCTTTCCAGCAGCATATAATCAGCATCGAGGAGATTCTCCCTAAAACACCAATCTGTGTGATGCCAGAAGATATGAGAAGGATAGTTGCGAGTGCAAGGCTTGGAGATAGGAACATTGTTCTCTCTACACGGAGAAGGATTAAGTTTGACACGACTATAACAGCAAAGGTTGACCCAGCAGCAAAGGCCTTCCTCGATGAAATGATTTCGCTCGGGATATTCGAGAATAAGAGCGAGGCGATAAGGGTTGCAATTTACCTCCTAAGGGAGGTGTTTGAGAAGGCGATACAGCAGAAGAGGGCTGAGCTAGACAATTTTAATAATGAAGGGAGAATATGAGGAATGGTGGTGAGGGTTATGGCTGCTCTCGGAAGCCCAGGACTAGCTGAGACGTTATCTAGCATAATGTATTGGCTCATGATAATAGGAGGGCTACTAGCTCTAGCGTATCTCCTGATTGAGGTGCTCAGATAATGAGCATCGAGGAGCTGAGGAGTATTGATGTTGAATGCATATTCAGGCTAATAGAGGAGTATGCATCTTACCTCCCAGAGGGAACGAGGAGCGTAATACTTGAGAACTTGAGGAACAAGAGGATAGCGGATGCTAAGGCCTTCGTTGAAGGCATATTGGGGGAGAAAATAGAACCAGAGAGGCTTGTGAAGGATAACAGTTTAAAACCAGTCTTAGTTTTAGCTTTACATCGGTGCGGGAAGGGTGGGCAGGCTCCTAGTAAGGCACTCCAGGGCATTTAGCCTGACAAAAAAGGCTAGAGAGATTGCAAGCATACTTGGTGGGATTCTTTTAGGGCCCAATGATAACATTATAGTTGACTATCCAGCGGTTGCCCTTTATGTGCTTACGGCTAACAATCTAGACCTCGGTTTAGTTGCTTCCACGTATTTTCAGGCTAGAAGGAATATTTTCTATGCTATAGCTGAGGGAAGACCTAAGCTTCATTGGCTGGCTAGGGAGATGCTCGATAATTCAATTGTTATTGCTCCTTCTGAGTACTCTGCAAGCAAGATTAGCGAAGCGGGCATACATGTAGAGCGTGTTATCCATTTTGCAGTTACCCCTCCAAAGGTTGACTATGATTACGCTATTAGTCTGAGGCAAAAGTTCCAGGGGAAAAAGCTGGTCGTATGGGTGGGGGCTAACATGTATCGGAAGGGTGTTGATTTGATTGAGGATGCAGCGGAAACACTCGGTAACGATTATGCGGTTTACGTTGTAACTGGGCCTGGAGACTATAACATTAACGATATTAAAGCGAAGAACGTTCATGTTGACGACAGAGTGTTTAGGCTCCCCGAGGATAAGCTGGGGGCATTATATTATGCAGCGGACGCACTCCTAATGACGACGAGGAACGAGGGGTTTGGGCTACCCTCTATAGAGGCTACACTAATAGGGACACCAGCAGTCATACCTGAACACCCGGTGCTTCAAGAGGTCTTGGGAGACTGTGGGTTCTTTTACGAGGTGAGGAGGGTTAGGATTGAGGATTTCTTCGGCTTGATGGATATGGAATATTACGAGCCAGATATCTCAACCCTGCCTGAAGCGATGGAGAGGGCTCTTAGGGAGGGGGTTTTAACTAGGTGTATTAGCGTCCTTAGTAAGAGGTTTGGCCCAGATAATTACAAGGCGTTTCTTAGGTACTTGATTTAGGAGGGGTGAGAGGCGTGAGAGTTCTGATAACAGGTGTAACTGGGTTCAAGGGCTCTTATCTTGCGAAGAGGCTCGTTGAGGAGGGATGGAGGGTTTTCGGGCTGGTCAGGGGGAGAAGCGATAACCACAGATTCGTAAGGCTTAGACTACTGGGGATTCTCGATAACGTGGAGCTTGTTGATGGGGACATGACAGACCCTGTGAGCTTGCAGAGAGCGATAGCTAAGACCCAGCCGGACGTGATATTTCACCTTGCGGCTCAATCTTTCGTTGGAAGGAGTTTCGAGGCTCCGCTGGAAACATTTAACATTAACGCTTACGGGACGGTAGCCCTACTTGAGGCTGCAAGAGCTCATGTACCAGACTCTAAGATAATCGTTGCAGGTAGCAGTGAGGAGTATGGTAAACAGTTCATATCGGAGATGCAGTGGGAGAGGAGCGGGAAGCCGGGTCCAGAGCCTAAAAGGCTCCCCGAGCTCCCGATTCGTGAAGACAACCCGCTTAGACCTGTTAGCCCATATGCTTTGAGTAAGGTTGTTGAGGACTTTGCTTGCCAGGCCTATGCTAGGATGTATAACATGGATTGTACAGTTCTCAGGGTCTTCAATACTGAGGGCCCTCTCAGGGGAGAGGTCTTCGTTACGGCATCAATAGTGAAGCAGCTTGTAGCAGTCAAGAACGGCTTGAGAAAATATGTCGAGCTAGGCAACGTTGCAGCTATGAGGGACTGGTCTCATATCGAGGACACCATTGAGGCTTATTATAACGCTACAAAGGTGAGAGGAGGCGTTTACAACGTTGGTAGCGGGAGGATTAACAGTGTGCTCTACTTCCTTGTTAGAGCGTTTAACGCTGTGTTTAATGATGAGGCAGAACTCGTTAGGATAGAGGATAGGAACGTTATTACACTGTTCCCAGAGGAGGTTGACGAGATGATTTTGAGTTACATGAAGGAAGGTGTTGAACCATTCAAGCCAGGCATGAGGATATCTGTGATAGGCAAGAGACATAGTGTTGATGTGGTTCTTAGCAGAGAGAGGTTCAGGCCTGCTGACGTTCCTCTGCTACAAGCTGACTATTCAAGGTTTGCACAAGCTACTGGATGGAAGCCTATGAGGAGCCTAGACGACATCATAGAGGACCTTGTAAGCTTCTATACTGGAAGGTGGAAGCCTTGAAGGCCCTCCAACGGATGGAGAAAGTGGTGGAACAGGCCAAGAAATGGGCTAGCAAGGGAGACGGAATCATTAGCGGTAGTGTTGCAGCATGGCTACAGGGAATTAAATTGCAGCTTCGAGACGCAGACATAATTGTTAAGAAGATGCCTAGCATTAAGGAAGTGGAGATAGTGAAGGCCGAGAGGGTTGTTTACGGGAGCACTATAAACGACGTTGTTGCATTCATTGATGATGGGGTTGGTGTGGAACTAGTTGCTAATCCAGTTGTGTACAGGTACCTTGCTGAGAGAGGTGTTGTGGTTGATGGGCTGAAGGTTGTGTCGTTGAGTGAAGTATTTGCAATGAAGCTGGCAAAGCTTGCAATAAGCCTTGGAGCCAGTAAAGCAGATATTATCTGGCATCAAGTGCCAAAGACGGTATCAGACTTACTGTTGCTTTACGATGAAGGCGTTGTTGATTTTGCCCGTGTAAGAGATTTCATCGAGACGTTTGGGTTCAGGGACGCTATTGCATTGCTAAGATACAGCCATATTGCTCTTGAAGTGCAGATGTCGTTTACTCTAGCATCATACTATCTTGGAATATACGATTACGAGGAGGTTATGGAGATTTATCGAAGCATGATGAGGGAGACGTTGGAGGTGCTCGGGGTATGAGGTTAAGGGCTTACACGTTAGAAGACCTAGCTAGAGTCTATAAAAAGGTAGATGCGAAGTTCAAAGTCGTTGTTGGGGATATTGTGGCCTGCATCTATGGATATCCTTGCTTGGCTAAAGACATTGACTTAGTTATGCCGCTTGAGCTAGCTGGGAGGCTCAAGAACCTGCCAGGCGTGAAACTCGGAGAAGGCAAGGTTGTTGAAACAGAGATTGACGGCATAAACGTTAGCTTCAACCTTGAGCCCATGTTCAGGCTTAAGCTATTCTACATGCCTTTTATTGAGGTATCAAGGATTAACGGGGTAGAGGTTGCTCATTACTCTCTGGAAAGGTATGTTGCTGGACGGCTGAAAAGGCTAATAATAATGCTAAGGAACGGGAAGGAGAATATCTATCTCATACCTTATCAGTTGATGGACTTGGTGCCAATCCTGTGTGATAAGAGAGAGATACTATTGGGGGCTAGGCGTATTCTTGAGAGGAGGTTTGACATGGATTATAACGAGTTGTTGCGGATGAATAGGGACATTATTGATGCTGCAAACAATATGAGTAGAGACATATTCGGAGTTGCTTGCAGATGGTCGTGGTGAATCGTGGTGGTATGGATAAGGGATAGGTGTTGCTTGAGGGCATTAAGCCTTGCAGAAGCCGTTTTAAAGGAGAGTACAGCGTTCCCTGCTGGGAGCCTTTTGCTCCTCAAGGGTGGTGTTCAGACTTACTTTAGGGATATTGATATTATGAGTACTGTTGAGGATTACGAGAGGAATGCTGAAGTTTTCAATAGAATCCTGAGTGAATGCACAGTCTTGAAGCATAGATGGCTTGCTAGGAGCTGTTTTGGTTGCCCTGTCGAGCTTATACCCGTCCCGAGCTTCCTAAAGGAAGAATACGAGAGGAGGGGCCCAGTAGAGTTTTGGCTTGGAACTAACATTGCGAAACTTACACGTTGGAAGCACGAGTTCACGGCTGCAAAGTTCCTAGCAAAACTTTTTGTCGTGTTGTCCCAGGTGGATGATATTAGCATTGAAGATGTTAGGGAGCACTTAGAGGTTCAGAGGAAAGTTGGTTACATGCGGGGTAAGATTCAGATTAAAAAGAGCACGTTTACTCCTGCATATTATCTTTACAGATACATCTATATTAGCGATGATACGAGGTTTGTTGAAGCAGCTTATGAGCACGAGTTAGGCGTATTCTCATCAAGGCTTATTGCATTTTTTGAGAGGCTTCGCTCACACGGAATACCCGTTGAAATCCTTTAGAAACCTTTATTATGGGTCTGCATCATTGTATATGGATGGTGCCCAGCGATGGACCCGGAGCTGAAACCCATTATTCGGCTTATCCTTCTAAGGCTCGTGGAAGAGCCCGGGGCAAGAATGAAATATAGAAAGCTTTACAGATATGTTCAAGAGCACGCAAAGAAATTCGGGGTATCCCCAACTGAAGCCATTTACGCAGCAGCCAACCTAGACCTTATTGTTATTGAGGGAGACGAGGTAAGGCTGACAGAGAAGGGGGAGAAAGAAACATTTATAATAATGGGATGGTAGCTAGAGTTATGGTGAGGGTTATGGCTAGCCCATTAGATTTATCATCAATATTCGGCCAGCTAGTGCCAATATTCGTGTTCATCATGATATTTGTACTGCTGATTACGCTGTTCAAGACCCTCTTCAGAACAATATCAGGGGCCTCTGCTAGGAGGTTTCCAAGCATCTTAGCTAGGATAAGGGGCAGGTAAGGAGGGGATAGCCATGCCCACGTTCAAGGTCTATCTCTGGGAGTGGGATACTGAGAATGGAGAGTATGTCTATCGAGATTATGAAGGAGAGACAGTAGAGGCTGCAAATGAGGAGGACCTCTGGAGGACGCTTGAGAGTTGGCTTAGGGATATAGCTAAGGAGGCTGCAGGGGAAGGCTGGGACTGTGAGTTTACACCTAATGCAGAACTACTCTGTACAAGATGTGAAGAGGGATACTGTGAATCGAGGCAGATAGGCTATGATGTAGAAAAGGTTAGCCCATAACACCTTTTAGCCCAAAAGCAGCCGAAATTAGAAACGGGTGGAAGGCTTGGAAAGGGATGTCTTCTGTGTTGTGGCTGGTAAGGGCTATCAGGGGACATCTGTAGTTGGGGCTACTATCGTGTGCTATAGGACGTATGATGACACAAAGCAGATAACTATCAAGGCTACTAAGGCTGGGAGGACAATGGGGGGTAGGAGTGTCTGGAGAATGTGGATTGAGGGAAGACCCGAGACCGAGAACACAGTATTTATTAGAAGGGCAACAGAGGAGGAGCTTAGGAGGATGGCACATCTCCTATTCGGGCACATGGTGCCAAAGTGATTAGTTGAATACTCAGAAGAGGTTGGGGATGTCCTCTAACCCCTCAAACCTTAATTTTATCCTGGGGTAGCTCCCTTGTTTGAGGTGTTGATACTGATGAGGCTATTCAGAGATGTTCTTAGAGGGCTCAAGCTATTCTTCAAGAGTTTTTTTCGATAGAGACCCTGCCTGGGTTAAGAGGTTCAAGTATGAAGTCAAGCTCATCCATGAGCAAGGAGGAAGAATCATAAAGGCTGTGGAGTGCAATGATGGATATGCTATGGTCTTTGAGGTAAAAGGAAAGAGATATTATCAAAGGTGCTGGAGTAGAGGCATAATAGTATCATGTTATACAGGATATGTGGAGGGAAGGAAGTATGGCAGCCTATGTTGATGATTATGATGAAGAATGCAAGGAAATCTGCAAGAGGATATGCAGGGAGCTTAAGCATAAGAAGGAAGAAAATGAGTATGAGCTCTATCAGGGGACCATAGGGCATTAGGGGGATTCCACATGGTTAAGGTCTATGCCATTGACAGGGATGGAACTCTTGAGACTGGAGAGCCTCCAGGTCCTCTCAAGATATGCCAAGTCCTCAAGCTCCTCAAGCAAGGACACATCCTCTACTCCTATGGAAATTACAAGCTGATTGAGGAGCTGCCCATTCCCTATGCCCCAGGGAGGGACAAATGGCAGAGGCTCAAGTGGATAATGGAGAGGCATCCTGATGCAGAGGAGTACATCTATATTGATGATGTGGACCAAAAGATGCCTGGATGGAAGTGGCTTAAACCCGAGGAGGCAGCAAGGATGATAGGACCGTGCCCCCATGAGGAGAGGGCCCTATGAGGAGCGGGGAGCAATGACTGGGGAGCCCCACCTGAGGGGTGTGTGCCAAAACCTCTCCTATAATAAAAATCTCTCCTTAGTAGGCTCGGGAAATGAGAAGAATAACCCCCCGGGATTGGGAGGCCCAAAGGAGAAACCATCAAAGGGGAAATGGCACACAGGACCATAATTCCAACTCTACATAGTCTAGGGAGTATCCTTAACTGAAGGCCTCTTCCTCATTGTTTAGAGGGGGTTTTGGCACAGACACAAGTGCCAAAACTGTGCCAGCATCATTGTCCATATGAAAAGGTCATCAGATAATGGGGGTCCCAATCCGCTTGCTTATGGTATCCCAGCCATGAGGCTCATGGTATCCCAACTTCATCAGTCATGGTATCCCACATTATCATTACTATGTTTCAAAGCCCTCTTTCAAACATCATGAATCATTGATGTGAATAGGGCTTCGGCCTGTGCCAATTTGCAAGTTTTGAGTTAATAGGCATAAGAGTTTAGCTTATAGATGGTACAGAAGAGTTGTGTCTTTAAGCCAATCACCTTACCAATTAAGGTATGTTTCCCAGCATACTCTAGCCTACCATCAAGTATGCTTTTTTCCATTCACTTAGAATACCCGAAGCTTACCATTCAGTATGCATAGTAATACCATCAAGCATACCATCATGGATGCTAGGTGGATATATCGGGGTATGCTCCTTAAAAGTGCGGTCTCCACAAGAAACAATATCGGTCGGAGGGGTTTGGTGGTGGATGAGGAATCATTCACCACAATCTTAAGGAGGCTTCATATGCCAGGATACCTCAAGGCTCTGCTGTACATCGCATATAAGTCTAAGAAGACGGAGAACGGGGTTGTGCAGCTTCCGTTAGTGCTGAGAAGAAGCAAGTACCCGTTTAACCGCAACGACATCTATAGGCTTGAGTATGAGGGGATGATTGCTATGGTTAAGGAAGAGAATAGGATAGTCGTTTCAATGCTTGCTAAGGGCTGGGAGGAGCTCAAGGCTTTAAGAGAAATCTTGGAGGTGGTCTCATGAAGGTGATTCAGACAAAGTTGGGTGAGGAGGAGTATAAGGTTCTAAAGGAGATTGCAGAGGCTCAAGGAGTCAGCATGTACGAGCTCGTTAGAAGGATAGTGTTGAAGGAGCTTGCAAAGATGGGGAAGGTAAAGCGGGATAAGATTAACAGTCAAGACAGGCTAGAGGAGCTTGAACATAGGGTATCAATGTTGGAGGAGCGAGTTAAGAGAATCGAGACGGATATCAAAGAAATCAAGCAACGACTCCAGAGGAACTCGATTGATAGGTGGGTGAGATAATGAACAAGATAGACAAGGATATACTTGAGGCCGTGATGAAGATGACAAACCAGAGGCGTGATGTTAAGATAACGAAGGATGAGCTGTTTGTTTACATGTACCTGAGCATGAAGAGGAATGGCTTGAAACCATATAGCTTCGAGACGATAGCCAGGAGACTTAGAATCCTCGTTAGAAAGGGCTACTTTACCGTGAAATACGTTGAAGAGAAGAAAGGCAATCTGAAGTGGAGAAGAGCATACTACATTCCACGAAGGCTAACAATAGCTGCAAAGCTGAAGGCAGAGCAGTTAAGGTCTGCTACTCTAACAGTTTATGGGGTTAAAGTTGGAGCCAGCAGTAACAGCAGCGAGCGATGAAGAGCTAAAACAGAGAATTATGAAGGTCTTGCAGAACGGGAGCAAGACTCTTGTCGAGGTTCATTTTTTAGTTGAGAAGACTGGCTTCGTTGTTTCTTACAGGCGTCTCAAGCTGGTTGTTGACGAGATGGTTCAATCTGGGCTTATAGAAAAAATGAGGGACGGAAAAAAGGTAAAGTATAAGATAAAAGAAGGGCAGCATAAGATATGGCTCGAATACCCCTGGAGAGGTGAGGAAGAGTGGGCAAGTATGCGACTCTAACACAGGACCTTCCCGAGGAGTACAGGAAGGCTCACCCCATATGTGTGGCTAGTAAAGTGGCCAAAATGGGCTACGAGCCTGCAAGGGCTCCTAGGGACGTGAGGCAGAGAGCAGCCGAGGAGTGTATAAGGGAGGGCAAGCTGCACGGCATAGTGAAGCTGCTAAGCCCCTCGGTTTGAAGGCCCTAGAACCTATACCTCCTAATTATTTTTTCAATGTCGCTTACACTGAACTTCTTCTTCTTGTTTGACATCAAATACTGAATTTGAAGGAATCTCAGTACTCTTACAACCTTTCCAATTGGATGCTTTAAGAGGATATCTGTCATCTTGTCTGCATCATCCTCTCCCAACCCTAGCTCGATGAGAGTCCTTCTTATCATATCTCTGAATTCTTTCCGCTCCACATTATCACCTACCTGTAAAGTTGTTGGCTACTGCTAATTTGGGTTTCCCAGTCTCTCCCAGTCTCCCCCATTAATTCATATTCACCTAA